ATGTGGTGCGTAGCTAGTATATCACGAATCTCTCTTACTTGCGATTCTGAGTAATATGATCTTACTTGAAAACCTCTTGCTCCACCTTTTTGAGATCCCGTCGGAAATGGAATGACTCCTCGTTTCATTAGTGATGGCATATATTTTTTATGACGATTAACTAAATCAGCAGTCTGACCTACTGTGTATGCTCTTTCTCTTTTCTTTTTAAAATCACTAACTAAACAACTTTCAATTTGATCTTTTGTAATATTATAAACAGACATTATTCCATTAGATTTATTAAAGTGATGGACTCTAACCAAGTCACCATTAAGAAACCAAACCTTTTTGTTTCCAGGTATTACAGAGGCGAGATTGTAGCCTTCGCTTTCAGTTGTTCCTTTTTTAGTAGCCATCTTCCCTCTTCAGAACTTTCTGGTGGATTAAAAAATTTTCTGTTACCGCACAGAATGCAATATGTTTCCATATGCATTGGAGAATTATAAATTCTATCAATAAACATTCTTCCATTACATTTATTACATTTTAGCATTAATTAGGTATACCAATTATCAAAAGATTAATTCCTACAGTAGCATTTCCTGCAGAATTAAATCTAATAACACCTTCAACCTTATTGGTTGTAACTGGTTTTAAAACAATAGACACATTTTTTCCTGCATCCGATCCGCTAATATTTACTGCTGTTACTGTCACAATAGGTGGATATTTATAATCAGAGAATGAATAGTCAAAAGATTTTTCTTCTCCAACAGTTACACTTGTACCGCTAACAACTTCTTTGTATCCACCAATAATCTTGGCGTCAGAAGTCTTGCCACTTTGTGGACCGCTTGCTATCGTATCAATGGTTATTGTTTTTCCAGTTGAAACAGTAATAGCATTATTAATTTCTGTTAATGCCTCAACAATTTTGTAGATATATGAAACATCAAGTGGTTGGCCTCGTTCGGGCAGCGGTGGAATATTTGGCATAGTTATTCTATTATACCACTAAGACAGCCTTGTCAGGCTGGATTATTGGGATCAACTTCCTGAGATGGAGACCAGTGTGATACTCTATTTTTGTCATCAGAAACAAATCTAAATCTAACCACATACTTAGTTGCTCCATCTATAAGATCTGGAAGATCTGCTGCTGGAATAGTTACTTTTTTTATTAATAAGTTTGGGTTTTCCATTATCCTACATCCATAGCAAATCTAAATTCAACATAACTTGTTTTGTTTGCTTGCTTGACAATTGTTTTAGCATTAGTATTTTTAATTACAGTGTACCCAGTCATTCCGTACAAAGGGTTTGACTCATTCTTATTTTCCAACCTTAGTGCATCATATGAAACATAAAAGTCTGGAGATATAATATCATTTTTCAATACTGATGTATATATTCTTACATTGTTTACAGAATTCCAAGAAAATCCAGGGGTGCTCTTGTGAAGTTCTTGCAACTGCCTTGTTATTACAATGTATCTATTATCTTCAAAGTCATAATTATCCAAAATAACTTCAAGCCTTGCCCACTCCCCAGAGCCAAATGTTGCAGACGAAGAAAAATCTATTAGAATTCTAACCTTGTCTGGAACTGTTGCAGGAACCTGGGCTGTTCCAGGAATTTTATTTATAACAGAAAAAGCAAGTTTAAGTTCATCAGTTGGTGCATTTTGAGTAAAATTAAATGATTCTCCACTTAAAGATATATATGATCCTGATGTTGGGTTGAGATGATTAACCCCATCAGAATTAACTACTGACAGTGTTGAATGATTTCCACGAACAACAATCATTCTATTTAAAAATCTACATCTTTCGTATCTTTCAACTCTTTTGACATTTGCAAATGCTCTGTTGTCTGCATTTGTTTTAAATACTGGATGCGTCACAGATATTTCATCTGTACCAAGATCATCAACTCCATTATCTCCTGCATCTAGTGGAGTAGATATTGTAGGAATTTCTGTTCCAGAACCAATAACCCACTCTTTAGAATCATCAAATGCAAATATTGTTCTGCTGTCATTTACAGATGCTGATGGATTTGATCCTGCAGAGTATAGACCTATCTCTGATATTTCATACCTTTCCTCTGTTGGTAGTTCTGCTGTTAGGACTACCTTGTTAACTCCGTTATCGTTTACATACCCTCTTGATATTACTGGAACTCTAAACATTTCCATATCAAGCGTTTTCTTAGCAGAATAATCAATGTCTGGCGAATTGGCCTGGAGTGGTGTTGGTCCGCAGCCAATGGCAATATATGAGGCGTACGCTGGTGCCTGACCAATTAGATACTTGCCTATTATCCCTTTACCAAATTCAGTTATCATTTTTACGCTCCACCATATATTGTATCATCAAATACACTTCCCTGTGTTAGAATTTGAACCTCTACCTGCTCACCTTTTGCAAGGTTTACAACATTAATAATAAGGTCTCCAGTCCCTGTCTCTATATAAACCGTTTCACCGTTCTTTCCAGTACCAACATTCGGTATCTTATCTGAATATTGAATTGGAAAGTTTTTAAAGTATGACTGAGTTGTATCTTGAAGTTTGAGAATATTCTCTGGGTTATACTGTAGGTATATAGTGCTTAAATTTTTAATTGGCTGATATAAAACATCTATCCCGTTGAGAAGATCGTGTCTAGATATATTTATTAGTTCGTGGCCACCGATATTTTCAAACACAAGATCAGTCATTGTGTCGACAGGAAGAGTGTTATCCTTTATAATAATTAGGTCGGGGCTTGCTATTTTTGTTGTTGCTGGCTGCGTTCCTGGGTTTGGGTTAGTGGGAGTATTTGGAACTGGATCAATACTTACATCTGGTAGTCCACTTCTTGTAGGATTTACACTACTCATTATGATACCTCGCTTAAATATACTGTCATATCTGGACCAGTAGATGTTTTTGAATAATCTATTGAGTATACTACATACTGCGTTTCTGGATCTCCAGTTTTATTAATTCCATTTTGAGAATAATCTATTGTAACAATATCTCCAAGTTGAACAATAGGCATAGCAAATATTTTTAACCCTATAGATTTTCTTGGCTTGCTTATTTTGTTTACTAGCCATGACATCAGTTCTGTAGCAGAATCTTCTGTCTGAATGTGCTGAGTATCTATAGAAAATTCTTTTAGTCCGTATGTCATCCTACTAACCTTAATATCTTTGTAGTCTTCTAATGCTTTTGTTGGTGACGATACTAAATTTTGTCCATTAAATGATGGGTTTGAGAAATCGCTATTCTTTGTAAAGAATTTATCTACTGTTAATTCTGACTTGTTTTCCTGTGTAAATGTTACACCTTGAATTCTAAGATAATTTCCAGAACCAGAATCTAGGCTTAGGGCTGTATCTGTTGCATTAAACACCATGAACTCTGCCCCATAAGATCCTGCCCTAAATCCAGAAACTGTGTACCCCTTTATTCTATTGAATGTTGGTGACATTTTTGCATAAAGCGCTGGGAAAGCCTTGTCGTATTTTACATTAAATGTTGCTGCCTCTCTCATGATTGTTCCAAACTCTTCAAAGTATATATTGTGGCTAGGGTTTTCGGAAGACCCAATACCACTTAAATATGTTCCTTGAATTACACCACTCATTGCATATTTTCTAAATGATTCATTTGTATCAATTCCATCTGCATCAAATATTGACTGAACTGGGGTGTCTATCTTTGTTCCTTGAATTTGTGAATAATTTTCTGATATGGCATACATATTTTCAAACATAATCCTTGAGGACCCTCTAACAAATAGTGCCATATTGTTATACACTGGAAGTGGTGATTCATCATCTACTGTTCTAATAAGTACTCCATTGATATACAAAAAGAATCTTCTTATTGTCCCAATATTTAAATACTCGACTGAAAGATCATAAACAGTAGGGTTCTTTTCATTTGCCATTCTGTATTGACCAGTAAAGTTTCCATCATCAACAATAATGTTTGCAAGGCCTTCCCAAAGTTTTACTGGTACTGCCTCTGTGGTTCCTGCTTTTTTCATTATCTTATAAAACATTACATTGTTCACATTAGATTTGTTTGATTTATTATCTATACTCTTTGATCCAAGAGCAGATATTTCAAAATAGTATCCATTGTTATTGCTTGGGTTTAGCATCAATCCAAGCCCACCAGATCCTCCAGATATTGTGATATTTTTGTCTGGGGTAGTTCCTGGAACAACATAGTATGTAGACGCTCCCACTGCTGACTGACCATCATTTCCAGTAGTAAGTTTTCCGATGATTCTCATTCTTGTTCCAAAATGCTTAAACTTACTATCAAGTGGCTTATAAACATATGATATAAAATCTGTTGGCTTTTCAGATGTTCTAAATGCTGGACCGTTCATCATAAGTGCAGAAGACTGTATGCTGCCTGCCTGTGTAACTCTTCTTGTATTTAGTTCTGTTTCTGTTCCCAAGTATGTCGACATAAAGTTTTTGATAATACCATTTCTTACGGTTGCCTGTGCAAGAGTGTTAGAAACTCCTGCTTCGCCTGTCTCAAGCGCTAAGTCTTTTGTAAGTGATCCAGGGGATGTAAGTGCTGTATCTGTAAATAAATATTTATTAGCATCCATAACACATCCACGAACATTTTGATTGTCATACCAAGTAGGATTGATTCCTGCATAGTGAGTTACTACGGGTGTTCCAAACTGTCCTCTTCCGTGTTTTGCTACCGCACCATTTTTTAACTTAAGAACTCCAGACACAGTTTCATATTCTGGCTCACAGTATATTCTTACACGGCCTGTAGGGTAAATCTTTCCATTAAATGGAACCGAACCAAAGTACTCATTGTAGTCGTCGGAATTTGATATCCAGACATTCCCAATGCCCCCAACATTATATTCAACTGCATCATATTTAATTACTTCTCCACCGCTATAAAAATATCCATTATATCTGGATATCCAGTATACGCCTTCTCCAAAATCTATTATATTATTTGTTATTACTCTATTAGATACAGACGGAACCTGATTGGATAAATCTGAATTAAGAGGTATTGCGCTAAGCATATAGGAAGACATGTTTCCAACTTCATTATTAATTGACTTTAAGTTTGTTGTGCCTGCAACTTCCCACAAAAGAACAGGCTTATATCTCCATGTCTTTTGGTTGTCAATCATACTTGCCTGCTTTATAGAGCCGTATGTTCTTTGTATATACTTTGGAGTATATGTGATTTTGCCTCCATTATAAACGATATTATCCTGAGAGACAAGATCAATTATGTTAGCCAACTTTGGCTTTGTTGTAGCATTTTCTATTGCACCAATGTGCTGCTGGTCTGATGATCCGTAAAATGTAAAAGTTGCAGGTCTTTCTTTGTTTGATGGTAGCATATAGTCTTTGCTCATTACAACAAAGTTGTTGTATTCATCAAAGAACATTGCGCTCTGTGTTGATATTGCTAAGCCTTGTAACACTTCTGCAACCGATACATTCGGCTGAATAAAGAAGTATGGAATAACTAGTTCTTTTTCATTTGCTACTCTTTTGAATGTGTAGTTGGCAAAACCTATAGAATCTAAGACCATGGAGACTGCAGAACTGAGAGATACGCTTGTCATTAATGTTTGTGGAGCATCTAATGAATCAAAGTAAAAAAATAGGTCCTTAAGTTCTAGGCTTACTTTCTTGTCCTTATCATTTGATTTAGGAAACCCAGAAGCATACATTGTTTTTATTGGAATATAATAGTCGTATCCAGAAACATCCGAGACAACATCATAAAATTTAATTTGAATATGTCTAGAAATATATTTTCTAATAATGCTCTTAGGATTATTTTCATTAAATGCTTCATCGTAGTCAAACAAATCAATGTTTCCAGTTGATGAGAGAAGTTGTCCTACAGGTAAACCGCTTTGACCAAGATCTGACAATGATTTCTTTACTGAAAAATCTGTTGTCTTGTCTGTTAAATTTACAGAAAGTCTTGGAGATAGTTCTATTAGGTCAAAAGGAGAAAGGTTTGTGTTCATACTATCAACAACCAATCTTAGACCTTGTATATTCTGAAATTCTCTATATGTGTTTTTACCATCTGTTGAGTTGACATAGTAGTCTGGGTCTGTTAAGTCTGTAACAAAGTTTGTTAGTCTTTCCACTGTCTCTTCTTGTAAATACCACCCATACGAAGGTTTAAATTTAGCGTACCCGCCTAGGCTATCTAGCCAAATATAAAACTCTCCAACCTCGTTATCGCTGGCAATTAGGTATGCATATCCATTAACTGATTTTTTAGGAAGAGGAATCTCTGAAGAATATCTTTCTGCATAAACAAATATCTCTTTATATTCGTTTGGTATTTTTAATCCGTAAGCAAGTTCTACATATCCATCAGATTTTATAACTCTACTTCCATCAGATCTAGTAGATGCTTCATTAAATGAAATAAGATCTATCCAGTTATTATTTTCTAAGTACTGAACTTTCCATTTTGTCGGTGTTTTTTGATTTACATATCCATAAAATGGATCGGATGTAAGGTTAAGATTAAGATCACCGACGCCTGTTTGCATTTTTATTACAACTCTATTTGCTGGCAAAGACTCCTTGTATACAACAAAAGGAACTGCATCGTCTATAACATAACGTGAACCTCGTTGGCTAGAAATACCATATTCTTTGTTATCAAAAAATACTCCATTTTTTACT